CAGCTCTTTCCTCAGCTCCTAGTGGTACAAAACCACCTTCTCTGTAATCTTTTTCAAAACCACCTAGATCCATAAGACCACCTTCTGCTTTTTTATTTTTAGAACTTTGGTAATAATTTAAATACTTTTGATGATTTTCATTTTGTTCTGCTGCGTCAGGATTCATTTGAAATAACTTAAGCCAGCCTTTGTAATTAGGATCTTTTGATAAATCTATCACAGATTCACCTTCATTATAACCCAGTCTCATGATACCACCTTCTGCTTTTTTCTGTCTTCCAAAAGTTTCGATAAGTTGTTCATAACCAGCGTATGGCATACCATATTCACCTTCTCCAGCTCCTTGATCAAATCTTCTAAAATCTCCACCTTCTTCTATTACCCCAGAAGCTTTTAATTTATCCATACCTAAAACAGCCTCATCAGACATCATTGCTTTAGGTGTATATATTCCTTCTGACACATCTAAAATTCCTTCTTGAACTAGACCATCTAATGTTTCTTTTCCTTTTTTACTTTTAGGAACAAAAGTAAGATCCATTGATGCTCCAGTGTCTTCTGCAAAATCAGACATTGTAGTTATTTCTACATCATCTGTCATTCTACCTAATTTAGTTACAAGAGCATTTTTTTCATAGCACTACCTGCTTTTTGTACAATGTTACCAAATCTGTATCCATCTCTAGGTATACTAGCTAATCCACCATCAGCAGCGTAGAAAGAACTTTGTACAGCTGATTTAGGAGGCATAAAATATAATGCAGATTTTGTAGGGTCTTGATAATAATCTCTAGCTTGTTGTCTAATGTTTGCTACCATTGGCTGTATACCTGTAACAGGAACACCTTCGTCAACTTCTTCTTCATCACCACCCATTAAGAATGGTGCAGCGATTGCTGCAGCTCCAAGTCCACCACCTAATAATCTTAGTGCACTTACATCAGCTCCTGCTTTACCGCCTACTCTAAAAATATCTCCTATAGTTGATAACTTAGAACCTGATCCAAAATATTTACTTGCAAAAGGTGCAATACCTTGTGTACCAAACAATCCTTTTGCAGCTCCACCAAAACCTGCTCTTCCAAACAAACCACCGATACTAGTTCCTGGTATACCAAAACCTATACCTGCTAACAATGCAGCCTTGCCTAGAGGTGATTTAACAATTTTTTTAATTGGTTTAGTTATCTTTTTAACTAATTTACCTAAAAAATAACCTTGTCTCTGGTCTTCGAGACCCATGATTCCACCCATGTTACGCATTTGTCTTTCCATGTTCATCCTTGAAATTGCCATAGTTTGTCCTTTTTATCGCCTTTTTCTCCTATAATCAATCATATATATCTACAAGATCTACTATGCCACCGTCCATAAATGAGCCCATAGTATCAGAACCACCTTTATCAGAAGGACCCATACCTGTGCTTGCACTAGATGGACCCTCCATAAAATCTTTATCTTGTGCAAAATTAGATTGATAACCACCCCTGCCTTCAGCTCTGTTTTGGGCTTGCATAGCAGCTGCAGCGGCTTGTCTTATTTCTTCTTGTTTTTTTTCTTGTGCTTGTAATTTTGCTAAATTTGCTAATGATATTTTTTTACCTAATCTTTGTCGTTCTAACATTTTATTAATTCTATTTGTTCTTCTTCTAGCTGATCTTGCAGGATCTGTGTAATATCCACCTAATGCATTCATCTTATTCAATTCATCTTCATTATACACATTACCAAATTCGTCTATAACTGCAGCACCAAGTGGTCTGCTCTCAAATTGATTTGATATTGCCTGTAATCCTTGCCCTAAAAAAGGAATTCCTGTAGCAAATGACATTAGTCCTCCAGCAATTTGTGCGCCTTTGTTTTTTAATCCACTAAATGCTTTTTGAAACATATTTTGTTGTGGAGGAAAGTCATCATACGCTGGTGGTGTATAAGAATAATTAGGTTCAAAATTTGTAAAATCTGTAGTTAGTAATCCACGATCATCTATATTAAAAGCGTTTTTATTATCTACACTTCCACCACCACCTTGTGCTTGGTAGATCATAGGTAATCCACTAGATACTCTAGCGTTTTCTGTTGTTTCTTGGTTTTGTGGCATTTGAAACGGTGATGCTAAATACTGATTAAAAGGCACAAACTTAAAACCTTGATCTCTTATTCCTTGGTCTATAGGGTTTAATATCATTTATTAGTATCTCCAAATAAATCAAGACTAGGCATTATTACCTTAATATCTCGTCTAATATCTTCTTCAGGAATTCCTTTTGATTTCCATTCTTCATCATTCTTATATATCTCACCTGTCTTAAGATTGCTAATAGTTTCTATAATCTCTTTTGGCTTTAATATTGGTATATCTTTCATTATGTCGTTACCTCTCGTGGCTGTATTTCTAATATAGAAGCTATGACGTGCAGCTCGTTCGCGTCAGCGGCTTGTACCTTTAATATCTCACTCTCTTCCATTACAAGAGGTTGAGTTAAAAGTTCTGTTGTTGCTTTAGATGCTATGGCCTTATCTTTAAATAAATTAAATATAGTGCCACTAGAATTAACTAATGTTATAGTTATTGTGCTCCCTGATCCAGCATCCTCAGATACTAACAATGATTTTACTACAGTTGTAGTTGCTGTAGGCACCGTATACAGTGTAGTTAAATCAGTTGTAGTTAAATCTACTTTTTTATTTTTAAAACTATTAGCCATTAATTTAAAAAGAAGTTTTGGGCTTCTACCTCGTCTTTTAATTCTTGTTGATATGTTGTATTTAATTTTTGTATTACAGCATCTAAATCTCTAACTTGTGAATCTGCTATTTGTTTTGAATATTCATCACTAGGTCTTGTTAATATTTGAACTATTTTTGCCATTATCTTCTACCATCCGGTTGTATATCTAATCTAAATGTACCAAGTTTCCAACTTTGAGAGGCAGCTGTGTTCGCTACTTTTAAAGATATTTGTCTTGCTCTTGCACGCGTGTCTACTTTTTTTGTGGAAGATGTTACGGTAAATGGTCCAAGTGATGAACTAGATTTAGCGTCATTTGGAAAGTCTCTTAATTGTAATGTAACTTGTGTGTTACCTGTTTGTGATAAAAAATCTGGAATAAATCTTCTAATCTTCATTATAAATTCACCATCTCCTCTAGTATCGGACATACCTGTTTGACTTCCTCTTAAAACTCTTCGAGTGATATCAAAATCCCCTGACTCTATGTTTGATGTGATCGCTGTTACAGCTCCTCCTGCAACTTGATCTGTTCCTTTTTCATGTTCGTAATAAGTCGTGCACCCATCTGTGTTTCCTACAACATCATAAGACGCATTACTTCCTGCATCATACTCAGTTGCATGTGGTAAACCAAATACAGATGAATCTTGCCATGTTCCCCGTGCCAGTGTTCCTGTTGTCCAAACAGGTCTATCTCGTCTAGAATCTATGTAGTTATAAGTTACACATCTATTAATTACAGTAGAACCCTCTGTGCAATAGAACCAAGTTATTTCTCCAAACAAATTATTTAAACCAACATTTATTAGTTGTCTTGCAGTTGTGTTTAAATCATCATAAACAAAATCTTCAACTAAACACAACATAGTTTCTAAATTACCAGAATATTTAAAGAAACCATTTTCCGACATCCAGTATGCAGCACCATCTACTTCTAATGCAGCGTTCTGTCCTATCAGTCCACAGTTAGTTCCAACTTGTGCAAAACCAAAAGTAAAAGGAGATCCTACAAAACGCATAGTAAACAACGATGTGTCTGACCATATGTATATCGCATCTCTACCTCTAACAGCTCCTACAATTTTAGATCCATCAGAAAGTCTTTGTGTACCTGCTGTGTTGGTTGCTGTTGGTGTGTATGTATTTATATCTTCTTGATCTGAAAATCTAATAAACATTTCATCTTGTGTTGATGTATCTCCGATTGTTGTTTCCGTTCCAAAAAATACTAAGTGACGATCCGGTGTAGATACTAACATATCTCTTGATGCAGTTGGTGCACCAGATATAATTGTTGCTCTGTTATTAGTTGCATTTGTTGCATCTGCATCCCATTCAAATACTTGCGCGTTATGTATGAGTGCAATTACTTTAGTTCCAAAACCATCAATGCTCCACATACCTGGGTCTATCACTACGTCGCCCGATGCAGCTTGTCCCCATGCAACATAATCAGAACTATTTGTAACTGTGTCACCACCGTTGTGAGCAGCGGCTGTTGTATTTCTTACACCTC